GGTTATGTGTTTAGTTTTATTTTCTTGGCTAACTAAACAGCCATATTTTAAAGAAATTACCAACATTGATATCAGAAAGGAGTTATTTGAAGGAGAAATAAAGAAAATTGAAGATGACGACTGGTTCAGCTTTGGATTTATTAGTTCTTATGATACTGAAGATAATCAGGGAAATTTTTGAATTTATAAATAATGGTAATCTAATATAAAAGGATTAATAACAATGCCACAAACACTAAATGCTGGAATGGTCTCTTATAACGGACTTGTCAAATTATTTGGTACAACCGGCGATGCTGGAACTTCCGAAGTAGAAATTGGATTAATGACTGTTCCTAGTAGTAACAATTGGTTAGGTAGAATAAGCGATTCTCCTTTTAGTACCAGTGGTCCTACTGGAGCCTGGGCCACCGAATGGTTTTCGGTGTGGAATTATTTACAATATGGTGGTTCTTGCGTGATCGGTGCGACAGGATCTACTGGTGCTTATTATAATTCTAATGGTGTTTTGGGTCTAACTAACACAATATTACACAATAAAAATTTAGTGCAATTAGATCTTGTTTTTGAAGGTGGTAATACTTTCTCGGCAGGAGCTGCTTCCAGTGTTGCAAATACCCGTCAAGATTGTATTGCAGTTATTGGAAATTATAGAGATATTGCATCACTGAATATGTCATCCGCATATTCTAATTTTACTACTGATTTTGGTATTACTAGTGGCAGTAAATATCAAGTATTTGTTGCGGGTCGTAAAAAGTTTACATACGTAAATGGAGGTATTGCTTCTGTTTATGAAATACATCTAGGACCAGACATAGCGGGTTGTTTTTCTAGAACTGCACAAACAGAAAATATTTGGATTACTCCTGCAGGCATGACCCGTGGAAGAATTTTAAATGTTTTGTATCTAACTCAAAAATTTATAGATTCGGATATTACTTATTTCAGTGCCGGAGGAGTAAATGCAATAAATTCTATTCCAGGAGAGGGAACATTCCTGTTAAGTAACATTACTTCTTATCCATACACTGCTGCAACATCAGCGTCATCAAAGATCAATACAATGATGACCACTTTGTACATTAAGAAACAAATGATCAATGTGCTGAAAAGTTTCTTATATCAATCTAATAATGCATCACTAAGACAACAGGTAATAAATAGCACAACACCAATCATGGACACTCTTAAAGCCAGTAATGGTGTTACCGATTACAGAATAGTATGCGATGAAACTAATAATACAGACGTTATTGTAAATTCTGGTAAATTAGTTTTAGACGTATACTGCACCTTTATATACCCAGCAGTAACAATAACGCTGAGAATTTTGGCATCCGATACCGGAGAAGTCGTAGATACGCAAACTGTCTAAGGAGTATTAAATGAGCCAAGGCATATCAGATTTTATTAGCGGATTCAATGGCGGTACTCGATTAAATCGTTTCAAAGTAACAGGAAATATAGGTGCTGGAAGCGGTTTGGATGATTTTACTGCATTTTATGTTAGATCTGCGACTTTACCTGAAGCTATCGTTGGTGAAATACCAATTAATTATCGAGGCAGAACTGTGAGTTATCCTGGCGATCGTATTTACAAACCCTGGAATATAACAATTTTAGATGATACCGGAAGTTCTAATCTACATAAAGCCTTTCATGCGTGGAGTGAGAAGATAAATGCCCATGTAGATAATATCAATACTATTAGTGGTGCTGTTGCTGCCCCCAAAAGTAATTTTGCTACAGATTGGTCTATCATACAATACGATGCTAATGGTGTCAGTCCTATTAAAACTTTTAAGATACAAAATTGCTGGCCAACAGTTGTAGGACCAATTCAATTAGACATGGCGCAAGACAACATTCTTTCGCAATTTGCTGTAAGCATAATGTATACTCACTTTACTTATACTCTTCTGGACACTCAATAAAAGGAATTTTATATGGCCAACAATCATAGTATACAAGAATTTATTGATAATTTTAATGGCGGTACTCGTGTAAATCGTTTTGTTGTTAGCGGTCCTATAAAAAGTAAAAATACATCCGGTAACTCATTAACAAACACTACTACAAAATTTCACATTAAATCTGCAACACTTCCAGAATCAATTATAAATCCAATTTCTATGAATTGGAGAGGCAGAACAATTAATTTTCCAGGAGATAGACAATATGCTCCTTGGCAGATTGTGGTTGTTGATGATACAGGATCAAAAAATACCCTCTATAAAGCATTCCACGAATGGCATAATGATATAAACGATCACGCCGCTAATAAAAGTTCAGATAGTACTGTTCCTCCCGTTCCTAAAAATTCATTTGCCCCTTCTGATTGGACTGTTACACAGTTAGATCCGAATGGAGCAAACCAAATCAAACAATTTACACTTAAAAATTGTTGGCCAATAGCTATTGGAGCACTGCAATTAGATATGAGTCAAGACAATACTATTGCTGCTTTTGCGGTCACTATGAAGTATAGTCACTATGAAGCTCCAGATTATACCGTAAAAGCAACATAAAAGCATCAGATTAATAAAACCACAAAAAATAGCTATATACCATAGCACAAAAAAGAAAGTGTAAATATATGGAATTAGAACTATTTGGGTTTAGTATAGGTAAGAAAAAACAAGAATCAGTCAAGCAAACTACGGATATTATTACTCCGGATTCGTATGACGGTTCTTATATTTTAGAAACTGGTGGTGTATTTGGTACGTTTGTTGACTTCTCTGGGGCAGTCCGCGACGAAAACCAAATGATTCAACATTATCGTTCCATGGCACTGTATCCAGAAGTTGATGCTGCCATTGAAGACATTGTGAATGAAGCCATTGTACTAGACCAAGACAGAAAACCAATAAAATTAAATCTGGATCGTGTAAATCTTTCAGAGCCAATTAAAACAAAAATATACGCCGAATACAACCACATCTTAAAGATGATGGATTTTTCAAATAAAGCGTCTGATATTTTTAGACGATGGTATATTGATTCTAAAGTATTTTACTATAAAAAGATTGATAAAAATGACTTAAGAAAAGGTATAACGGAACTTATTCCTGTTGATCCTGTCAAGATTAAAAAGATTCGAAAAGTAGAAAAAGATAAAACAGTATACGGCGGTCAAGCTCCTTTTTCTCCTGTTAAGAGTGTCCAAGAATATTTTGTTTACGCCGATACTGACCGAGAATCCGCATTCCCAACAACTAGTGCTGGTTGGAAGATTGCTCCAGACACTGTGGCTTACGCTCATTCTGGTATTATTGATTCAGCAACAAAGCGAGTTGTAGGGTATCTGCAAAAGGCAGTTCGTCCACTCAATCTGCTTCGTCAAATTGAAGACGCAGTTGCTATTTACCGCATTTCTCGTGCTCCAGAACGTCGTATTTTCTATGTGGACGTAGGTAATCTGCCAAAACAAAAAGCAGAACAATACTTGCGCGAAATCATGAACAGGTATCGTAACAAGATTCTTTACGATCCAGCAACAGGCCAGATTCGTGATGAGCGTAATCACATGAGTATGCTTGAGGATTTTTGGATGCCACGGCGCGAGGGTGGACGTGGTACTGAAATTACCACACTTGATGGTGGTCAAAACTTGGGTCAGATGGAAGACGTGCTGTATCTGCAACAAAAACTATTCCGTGCATTAGGTGTTCCTCTTTCCAGAATGCAAGGAGACAGTGGATTTAATATGGGTCGATCTGCCGAGATCACCAGAGATGAAGTTAGATTCAATAAGTTTATTGATCGTTTACGACACCGATTTAGTACTCTATTCATAGACATCCTAAGAACTCAAGTTCTGCTTAAAGGAATTATGAGTGAAGAAGATTGGGGCCGTATTAATCAAGATATAACCTTTACTTTCAATAATGATTCATATTTTGCCGAATTAAAGGATAACGATATCCTTAGAGAAAGGCTGGATATTATTGCTGCAGTTACTCCATATATTGGCAGATTCTTCTCTAATGATTATGTCAGAAAATATTTCTTGAAGCAATCTGATGAAGAAATTTTAGAAATTGATGCACAAATAAATAGAGAGATGCAGAAACAAATAGAAGCTCAGGAAATGCAACAGTATCAACAAATGATGGCTGGTGAACAACCCGAGCAAGAGCAACCAGAAGAAGAACAACAACAATGACTACCCCCCAAAGACTAGTAGAGATGATTCTCCGAGGTAAAAACGAACAATTCCACACAGTTTTAAGTGAAGAATTGCGAGAACGTGCTGCTGCTCTTATGGAACAAATTTACCGTAATGAAACAAAAACTTTATTAGAATCTGTTGTACCTTTAATGGTTTCTTCTGCCTCAATTAATACACAAGAAAAACAACAAATTACCGAAACTTTCTATGTGGAAAAAGCATATCAATTGAAAGATGGTAATGTTGGTGTTCTAGCCGAAGAAGACCGGGAAATGGTGTCTAAATTATATAAAAACCTAAATAACGAGAACAAAGAAAGAATGGTAAAATTACTGTCTGAATCACAAGAATCATTCAATCGAGTATTGAATCTTGCAAAAGTAGAAAACAAAAAAGGGACTAAAAATGGATAATTCTCTAAAAACTTTTATAAATCTCGTAATGAACGAGAATTTGGTTCAAGCTCAAAGTTTAATTAAAGAAAAATTAAACGAAGCTTTAACTAACGCTCTCAATGAAAAATACGAATCGTTTGCTCCAACTATTTTTGAAAAATTAGATCCTGTTGGTGAAGAAGACGAAGACGTTGATAATGACGGCGAAGTTGACAGCACCGACGAGTACCTAAAGAACCGCCGCAACGCTATCAGTAAGGCTATTGAAGGAGAAGATGAGGATGAAGCCGAGGACGAGGAGCAATCTGAGGAAGAAGAAGAAAGTGGGTCCGAAGAAGAAGAAAATGAGGAAGATGATCAGGGCTCAGAAGAAGATGACGAAGAAGAGAAAGACTGAAATCAATGAAACTAATAACCGAGACAGTTGAACAAGTAGAGTTTTTAACTGAAGCAGCTGCTGACGGTGGCAAAAATTATTTCATTGAAGGTACTTTCATGCAAGCCGATACCCTCAATAGAAATAAGAGAATGTATCCTAAGCATATTCTGTTAAATGAAGTTACTCGCTATACTAAAGAGTTTGTAAACAACAGCCGTGCTTTTGGTGAACTAAACCACCCTGCTGGCCCAACAGTAAACTTGGATCGTGTTGCTATTATTATTAAAGAGTTAAACTGCAACGGAACCGATGTATACGGTAAAGCTAAAGTAATGAGCACACCAATGGGTGAGATTGTTAAGAATCTCATCAATGAAGGTGCTCGTCTGGGTGTTTCTACTCGTGGTATGGGTTCACTAAAAGCCAGAAATGGTTACAATGAAGTTCAGCCTGACTTTATGCTTTCTGCCGTAGACATTGTTGCGGATCCTTCAGCTCCAAACGCTTTTGTGAACGGCATCATGGAAGGCAAAGAATGGATTTGGGATAATGGTATGCTTGTTGAACGTCAGATTGAAGAGTACCACAGAGAACTTTCCAGAACATCTGCTCGCCAATTAGAACAAAAAGCAACCAAACTGTTTGAAGATTTCTTGAGAAAACTAAAATGAAAATTAAACTAGTAAATTTAATTGAAGGCGTGGTGATAACAAATCCACCACCTGTATTTGGTACTCCTACGAATTCTTATAGACAACCAGCTGTTCCATCCGCTGTTCCGGCTGTTCCATCCGCTGTTCCGGCAACTGCCCAACCAGCAAAACCGTTTAATCCAGCACAACCTTTTGGTCAACCTGTAATTCCTTCAGCACCAAAATCTTCAGGTGTTTATAGCCCAACTCCTGCTCCTCCTCCAGGAATTGCTGCACCAACAGCTCAACCAACAACAGGATCTGGATCATTCATTCTTGATAATCCTCCAACCACACCAACTCCTCAAAAGCCTCTTCCAGCTGGTGAAGCTCCTGAAATGCTTAGACCGAATTTTAATCCAGCACAGCCGTTTGGTCAGCCTTTAATTCCTGCACTGCCTGCAGCAAAGCCTGGTGCTGAATACAGTCCAACTCCAGGAGGCGTAAAACCAAAAAACCCAACAGTGGTTCAGGTTCCTCCTGCTCCAGTTAACACACCAAAGGAACCAGGAATGTCTCAAGAAGACATGGAACGCGATGCTGATAAATGGGCACAACAAAATCAAAAACCAGCAGCAACTAATGTACCAGCAGCAACACAATCCGAAAAACCAAAAACAAAATCACAATATGAAGTAAATCGAGAAGCATCTGATAAAGCACGCGAACAAACTATTGAATTTCAACAAAGAAAAGCAGAAAAAGCAAGAGCAATAACTGCTGCAAATCAAGCTGAAGCAGAAAGATGGGAATCTGAAGCAGCATTAATACGCAGTAAAAAGGGTGGTAGTGGTCGTGGTGGAAGAGGTAGAGGTGGTGCTGGTATTTTTGAACAACAAGATTTTAGATTCAAAACAAACGCACTAAAATCATTATTACATCTACAAGAAGGTGGAGTCGGTGATGCTGCTGCTGCCACTTGGAATTTTGCAAAAGACTATGCAAGCGATGTTTATAATCAAGGAATTGGTACAGCAACCAAAAAGGCTATTGGCAAAGTTGCGGGTGCTGCTACCAAAGGTGTTGAAGATTTGACAGGCACTGAATATTTTACAAAAGGTGCAATTCGCCCTAATGTTGCATCACGAGAATTTGTAAAAATGACTAAAGAAGTTCCGGGTGATACTGTATTAAATGTTGCCAGAAATTTAGCCAGATATTCACCACTAACCTTGTCTAGAATGCAAGCTGGAAGATATGCCAGAGCTGCTGCATTTGATCCTTCTGAAGCAGAAGAAAGTATTTCACATTATGCTAAAATACATGCCATGACTAATCCGTTAACTTATGCAACTGGTTATGCTGGAAAAGTGGCTTCAGGAATTCAAGCAATATCCGGATTAGCTCCTGCTGTTGGTACAGCGATCGGTAGCGCAGTTGGTGGGCCTGTAGGAGCAGGTGCTGGAAAATTAACAGGAGCAGCTCTTGGTCTTGCTGCTTCTGTTGGAGCTGGATTAGCCGCAAATGTGGCAAATAAAATTGTGGCTCCAAATATTGCAGCACAAGCAAGAGAAGCTGGAAGATTGGATGCTGCCAGACTCAAAGATTGGCGTTACGCAACACTATAAACATACCAAAAACACTCGTATTTCTGTAAACAATAATTATTATAAATAAAATTACCATTAGGAAAAAAATATGAAAAAGTCACAACAACAACAACAACGACCCGTAGTAATGGATGCAACTGGAAAAGGCGCAATGGATGCCACTGGTAAAGGACCATTTCTTGGTACCCTTGACACCAGCTGGATGGACAAAAATGTTTCTATGAGAAATAAAGAAAGCCTCAACCCAAACGGTGGTGCACTATTTTCTGGTGATCCAGCCAGACGAGCCAAGGAACAAAGAGACCTTGCTGCTGCTCACGCCGCAAATCAAGGTCAAGATCTTCCTGATCAAGAGCCTGCACACGTAGACGAAATTCCAGACAATATCGTAATGGAACACCTTAACTCACTATTCAATGGTGAAAATCTATCCGAAGAATTTATGAACAAGACCGCTGTAATCTTTGAAGCTGCTCTCAATGAGCGCACCACCAAGATTCGTGAACAAGTTCTTCGTGAAAGTGCCACCATCATTCAAGAAGAAGTAGAAAAGGTCACCCAAGAACTAGCTACCCGTTTAGACGAGTACCTAAACTACGCTGTAGACGAATGGATGAAAGAAAATAAGCTAGCCGTAGAAAACGGTATTCGTACTGAAATTTCTGAAAGCTTTATCGGTGGTCTCAAGAATCTATTCGAGACTCACTACATTGAAGTTCCAGAGAAGAAGCACGACATTCTTGAAGACCTATTCAACGAGAACCAAGAGCTAGAATCTGCTCTCAACGAGCAAATTCAAACCAACATAGGTCTCAGCCGAGAAGTCACTGCTGGTCAAGCTCGCGCTGTTTTCCTAAACACTGTTTCTGATATGTCTCAAGTAGACGCTGAACGTCTTGCTTCTCTAGCCGAAAGCATTGATTTCAGCAACGCTCAAGACTTCCAAAACAAGCTACTAATCCTCAAAGAAAATTATCTGAAGGCTGCTCCAGTAGTTGCCCAAGAAACCGAAACACTTACAGAGCAATGGAATGCACCTGCAGTTACTGAAGGTCCAATGTCTGTATATGTGAATGCTCTGTCGCGTCAAACTAAGACTTACTAAAAATTACTAAAACATAAATAAACTTAAATCAAGGAGAAACTAAACATGTCAATGGATTTTAACGGAACTACCCCCTACGATACACTCGTAGAAAAATGGAACCCTCTACTCGATCACGAGGCTATTCCTTCAATTTCAGATTCGTACAAGAAGAAGTGCACTGC